TATTAATGTAAAAACATTAATTAGTGATCCAGATATCATACTTGATGGTGCAGTTGCACAGACTCTTGATAAAACTGGTGATGGTAATCTAACATTCCAGACTACACAGAGTTCAACTTCTCTTAGAACATTAAGTATTTTCGCAACTAACTTAGGTTCTGGTGATAGTAAAGTAATTATTGGTGCAGAAAATGCTGTTACAATTACTGCATCAGACGCTGCTGGTAAAGTACAAGTAGAAGACATATACTTCCAAGGAGACTACGTTGCTTCCTCTGCTGCTACCATGATCCTAGATCCTGGTGATGATAGAGCAGTAAGTGGTAAAGTTCAAATAATGGGGGACTTACAAGTAGATGGAACGACTACAACAATTAATTCAACAATCACTACGTTGGATGATCCTATCATCACTCTTGGTGGTGATACTGCTCCAGGTTCAGATGACAACAAAGACAGAGGAGTTGAATTCAGATATTATGACGATCAAGCAAGACTTGGATTCTTTGGTTACGATGATTCTTACACAGACCTTGGAGGACATGTCGGAGGATTCACATTCTTACACAATGCCACAAATTCCTCAGAAGTATTCTCTGGAACAGCTTCTGGAATTACAGCAGGTAATTTAAAACTTACAACTAATACAGCATCTACAAATAATACTACTGGAGATCTAGTGATCGCAGGTGGTGCGGGTGTCGGTGGTGACGTTAATATTGGTGGTTCAGTAGATATTGATACAAACCTTGTTACTCATGGAACAGGTCGTTTCAATGACAACCTTACTATTCAAGGTGCTTCCAAGACATTACAATTAAACAATGGATCTGGAACTACTAAGATTGAATTCCAATCTACAACTGGTAATGGATCTCTTGCTGGCATCTTAGATGTAACTGGCAACTTTAATGTTAATACTAACAAGTTCAACGTTGTCGCTGCCTCTGGTAATACTTCTGTTGCAGGTACTCTTGCAGTAACTCAAGGCACAACTCTTACAGGTGCTCTTGATCTCAATAACAATGCAAATATTTCTGGTTTAGTTCATCTTGAATCTACAGATGAACCTGATATTCTATCTGGTGCTCCACATACAATTCAGAATGCTGATTATGGTGCATTAAGAGTAGATGGTGGTGGATACTTTGATAAAGACGTATTATTCAATGGTAACGTATTCCTAAATGGTGACTTTAACCAACAAGAAGACGCAACTGAAAACTATGGTCTAAGAAACTACCTATCTGTTCGATACAAACTAAGAACTGGTTCTATTGCTGCATATAACCCATCATTCTCAAACTCTAACACTTCTAACTTAAGAGTCTTTGGTGGTGCTGGTGTTAACCAGAACTTACATGTTGGTGCTACTAATGCTGGCGAAGGATTCTTCGTAGGTAAAAAGGTCAGTAGCGATACCGTTAAGTTCTCTGTTCTTGGTGCGTCTGGTAACACTGATATTCAAGGCACACTTGATGTTGCTGGTGCTTCTGAGTTCAATGGCACTGTTGATGTTGATGCAGACTTTGCAGTTAGAAATGGCACAACAGATAAGTTCTTTGTCGATAACGTAACTGGTAATACTAATATTGAAGGAACTCTAACTGCTGATGGTCACGCAGAATTAAATAGCACTCTTAATGTAGATGATAATACAACTCTAGGTGCACAACTAACTGTTACAGGTGCTTCCGAGTTCAACGGAACTGTAGATGTTGATGCAAACTTTGCAGTCAGATCAGGTTCAACTGATAAGATGACTGTTGCATCTTCTACAGGTAACATTGCAACTGATGGAACTCTAGTTGTTGCAGGTCAAACAACTATTAATGATTCTCTAATTGTTCAAAGTGATAATGAAGTAGTTAATGTAAACAATGGTTCTGGTGTAACTAAGTTTAGTATTGATACTGATAATGGTAATACAAATATTATCGGAACTTTAACAGTTGGTGATGCAACTCAAATCAATAATACTCTTGGTGTTTCAAACGTTGTAACCTTAACAAGAAACACTCAGCAAACTCTGACTGGATCTTATGCTGCTGATGGTGCATTCCAACTAACTGGTGGTGCTGCTATTGGTAAGAACCTTGCTATTGGTGAAGGTTTGAGAGTTTATGGTGGTACTGAACTTACTGGTGCTCTTGATCTTAACAATAGTGCTGATATTTCTGGTGCTTTAGTGACTCATGATAATGTCACTATCACTGCAGATAATAAAATGTTTAAGGTGCAGAATGGTTCTGCAGCAAATAAATTTACAGTTGATACTGATAATGGTAACACTGATATTCAAGGAACATTAGATGTTGCAGGCGATTTAACTGCTTCATCTGATCTTACAATCACAGGAAATCTTACAGTCAATGGAACGACAACTACAGTTAACTCTACAGTTACAACAATCGATGACCCTATCATTACTGTTGGTGGTGACACAGCACCCGCGTCTAACGATGGTAAAGATCGCGGTGTGGAATTTCGTTATTACGACGGGTCTGCTAAAATTGGTTTCTTTGGTTTTGACAGATCATCACAGGAATTCGCATTCCTAACAAGTGCAACTAATAGTTCAGAGGTAATTTCAGGTACTGATGGTGCTTTAAGGGTAGGATCAGTTCATGTAACTGGTGCAGGTACATCTGTTGATATTGACAATAACTTAAATGTTGATGGAACTGCGACTGTAGATGGTCAGATTATTTCTAATCTTGCTACAGGAACTGCTCCTCTGTCTATTGCTTCTACTACTAAGGTTGCAAATCTAAACGTAGATTTACTAGATGGTATGACAACTGCGACTGCTAATACAGCATCTACAGTTGTAAATCGTGATGCATCTGGAGACTTTGCTGCTAATCAAATCACTGCTGCTAGTGCTGCAGGATCTGGTGCAGGTTTCTTAGGAAACGCATCTACTGCTGATGCATGGAAAACTGCTAGAACACTTACTATCACTGGTGTTGTATCTGGTTCAGTAGTCATAGATGGAAGTGAGAATGAAACACTCACAACAACCTATGTTGATGATGATATCACTGCTTTAGCAGCGATGAGTGGAACTGGTTATGTAGTCCGAACTGCTGCTAATACCTATGCCCAAAGAACTTTCTCGGTTACCGCATCGTCAGGAATTACTCTTACTAATGCTGATGGTGTTTCTGGTAATACTACAATTAACGTTGCTAGTGCGAGTTCTAACTCTGCTAACAACCTCGTCCTAAGAGACGCATCTGGTAACTTCGCTGCTGGTACAATTACTGCTACGTTAACTGGTAACGTCACAGGTAATGTCACTGGTCAGGTATCTGATATTTCCAATCACGATACTGGGGATCTTACTGAAGGAACTAACCTTTATTACACTGATGAAAGAGTTGACGATAGAGTCAATGCTCTTATTACTGCAGGAACTGGTATCACTAAAGCATATAACGATGCTGCAAACACATATACACTGACTGTAACTCAGGCAGATATCGATACTGACAATGTAACAGAGGGATCAACAAATCTATTCACAACTGCTGCTAGAACTAGAACTCATTTCACATATGGAACTGGTATCACACATAGTTCTGGAACTTTATCTGTTACTCAATCTGATATCGATACCGACAATGTAACTGAAGGATCAACTAATCTGTTCACCACTGCTGCTCGAACAAGGACACACTTTACCTACGGAACAGGTATTGAGCTGTCTGGTGGTGGTGAACTCTCTGTTACTCAAGCAGATATCAACACTGATAATATTACTGAAGGTTCTACAAACCTATTCATTACTAACGAACGTGTTGATGATAGAGTTAATGCTCTAATAGTTGCTGGTACTGGTGTAAGCAAGACTTATGATGATGCTGCAAATACATTAACTGTTGCACTTGATTTTGCTGAGTTCAATACTTCTAATATTACAGAGAATACTAATCTCTACTACACCAATGATCGTGCTGATGCTAGGGCAGACTTAAAGGTTGCTGCTGCTACTGGTGCAAACTTAGATCTATCCAGTAAGTCTACTACTAACCTTGCTGAAGGAACTAATCAATACTATACAGAAGCAAGAGTTCAAGCAAAACTTGACAATGCATTTGCACAACTTAGTGCAATGTTAAATAATCTTGCAACCTCTACTACTCTAACTCTAAACTTATCTGGCGACCCAACACCTGGTGCTGTTGTTACCACTGGTGTTAGTGTTGGAGGTGGTGGTGGATTCACAGGAGCAACTGCTGTTGCCACATCTGGTGGAACTGGATCTGGATTGACTGTTGATACTACGGTTGATGGTGATGGAAATATCACTGCTGCTGCGGTAAATGCAGGTGGTTCAGACTATCTAATTACAGATACAGTTACAATTACTAACGCGAATGCAGGTAAAGTATTAGGACTTAACTTAGCATCTCTTGTTGGAGGAACTGGATATAGCACTGCAACTGGAGTTTCTGCTACTGGTGGAGATGGATCTAGTCTAACTGTTGACATCACAGCGTCTGCTGGTGGAGCGATTACCAACGTTACAATCAACAATGCTGGTACTGGATACGCTGTTGGCAACACAGTCACCATTGCTAACGCTAATGCATCTGGTATTAAGACTATTGGTAATATCAGTGCTGCTGATGCAGCGAGAACTGCTGGCACCTACACCTTAGGAACAACAGATTACGCAACTCAGGCATCTGGTGCTAACGCAACATTCACTGTCGTTATTGACGGAACTGGTGCTGCTACTATCAGTGTTACTGATGATGGATCTGGATTCATTGCTGACGAAACAGTTACTGTTTTAGATGCACAACTTGGTGGTGGTGGCGGTGCACCTCTCACCTTCGATGTCACAGCAATTCATGGTAATGGTGCAACTGTGGACATCGCAACTGTTGCAACTAATGCGACTCTAACTCTTACTGACATCACAACGATGGAAGTTGGAGCAACAGTCACTGGTGCTACTTCTGGCACTACAGGTGTTATCACTGCTCTCGGCACAAATGCCATTACTGTTGATAATGTTGACGGTTTCTTCAAATCTGGAGAAGTCGTTAGTGCTAATGATGTTACTACTTTGACAATATCCTCATTCGCTTAATACCATGTCTGCTACTAAACCCGCAAGCAAAACAGAATTAAAGAACTATGCTCTTCGTAGATTAGGATATCCTACGATCGATATCAACGTCGCTGATGAGCAACTAGATGATTTAATCGAAGAAGCAATCGACTTCTATCAAGAGTATCACTACAATGGTAGTTACAAAACCTTTATGAGAATTGAGGTTACTGAAGCAATTAAAACTGCTGCACAACAATTTTCTCAAGAGGGTTCTACTGCATGGTATGAAATGGATAACTACGTTTCATTACCACCAGGCACATTAGGTGTTAACCATGTGTATTCAATGATTGGTGCATCTAGTATCGTACCAGGCAATATATTCAACATTAAGTATCAAATATTTTTGAATGATATCTATGCTATGACGCATGGACACATTCTACATTACTTTATGACTTCACAGTATCTTGAGACATTGGATTGGGTTACCAACTCTCAAATGAATCGTAGAGTCAGATTTAATCAGCACCAAGGTAGATTATATCTTGATATGGATTGGGGAGATTTAACAGCTGGTGATTTCTTGTTAGTTGAAATGTCTTTCAGACAAGACCCAGATACATATACAGCAATGTATAATGATAACTGGTTGAAGGATTATGTTGAAGCATTATTCCAACAACAGTGGGGAAGAAACCTAAGTAAGTATGATGGTATACAAATGTTAGGTGGTGTGACTCTTAATGGTCGTCAAATTTTAGATGACGCAAGTCAATTTAAAAAAGATCTTGAAGAGACAATTCGCAGTACTTATGAACTACCACCTTTAGACCTAGTGGGGTAATCACTAATGGCAATCTCTAATACACCAGCACAGGATTACGTCCAAAGTGACTATAGTAATAGTGCGAGACTAAAAATTAATGGTTCTGCCCAAGAGCAGAAATTTATTGAAAACCTTATTGTAGAAACTATTGAAATTTATGGGCAAGACATTTTCTATGTTCCGAGAACGATTGTCAACCGCGATACAGTCCTTGGAGAAGACTCGGATTCACAATTTGACAGTGCGAAAGCAATTAGAGCATATGTCAATAATGTTGAAGGATGGGAAGGACAAGGTGAGTTACTTAGCAAATTTGGAGTCCGTATCGAAGACAAGACAACTTTTATATTCTCCCGTGAGAAATTTAAAGAGCATGTTGACGACTCTACAGTCCTTAACGTCGAAGGGAGACCGAACGAAGGGGACTTAATCTGGTTTCCTGTAACTAAGCATTTGTTTGAAATTAAATTTGTAGAAGCAGAAAAACCATTTTATCAATTAGGAAAAGGTTATGTTTGGGAATGTCAATGCGAACTCTTTGAATACAGTGACGAGGATCTCGACACAGGAATCGCAGAGATT